TGATGAAAAAGACACCAAAGAAGAAAAAGAAGACAAACCTGCTGAGGAGCAGGAAGATTACCAAAAAGCTAAAGGCGAGATTGAATCTGCCAAGACTGAGCTTGAAGGTAAGGGCATTGACTATGCTTCCTTAGAAGCTGAATACAATGAAAAAGGTGAGTTGTCTGAAGACAGCTATAAGTTGTTGGAAGAAAAAGGCTACCCTAAGGCTCTTGTAGAAGCAGCTCTTGCAGGTTGGCAAGCTAAGGCTGATGCTTTTGCTAACAAGATTATTGAGGATGCAGGTGGTATCAATGAGTACAAACGTATCCAAAAATTTGTACAGTCACAAGGCGCAGGAGCAGTCAATGCTTTCAATGCCATTGTAAACAAAGATGATTTGTCTGTTGTGTCTGCTTACATTGCAGGTGTAAAGGCACAGATGGTAGCGCAGCATGGCACTGTTAACCCTACTTTAGGTGGTAGTGGTAATGTGGGTAAATCTAAAGGCTATACTGATGCCAATGAGATGATTAAAGCTATGAGTGACCCACGCTATGGTAAAGACCCTAACTATATGCAAGAAGTAGAGCGTAAAGTCGCTGCTTCTAAATTCTTCGGTTAAGACAAAAACGTTAATCCCCTCCCTAGCTGGAGGGTTATTTTTTTTTTATTCAAAATTATTAAAGGAGTGATTTAATGGCTGATATGATTATTGCCAACCCCGGTCTTGCACAATCTGATAAAGGTAAAGACCGCTTAGGTTTATTTCTGAAAATGTTTACCGGTGAAGTTCTCACCGCTTTCTCTCAATCCACTATTACCGGTGGTCGCTTCTCTGAGCGTACTATTGAACATGGTAAGTCTGCTATCTTCCCGATTGTAGGTCGAGCAAAAGCTAAATACCTGAAAGCAGGTAAGAACTTGGATGACCTGCGTACTCCCATTGAACACAATGAGCGTACTATTGTGCTGGATGGTCTGCTGACCTCTGACTGCATGATTTTTGACCTTGACGAAGCTATGAACCACTTTGAGCTGCGTTCTAAGTATTCTAAGGAAATGGGTGAAGCTTTGGCTGTTGCTCAGGACTGTGCTATCTTGGCTGAAGTAGCTAAGATGATTGTAGAAGACAAAGAGAACCTGCCTACCAATGCTACTACTGGTGTCAAAGGTACTGGCAAGGGGCTGATTGTCACCGAGACTGTGGCTACTGCTGACTATGGCGAAACTGAAGCTATGGGTGTAGCTATCTTTAAGGAACTGCTGAAAATCAAGACCAAAATGTCTGAGAACAATGTTCCGCTGGCAGGTCGCAACTGCTACATCAAACCGATGGCACTCAACGCACTTATCGCCAACAAGGACATCATCAATAAACTGTATGGTGCTTCTATGACCATTGAGGGTAACAACCCCCCGAAACTGATTGGTTTCGATTTGATTGAAGCTCCTCTGCTGACCGAGGGTGGCGTAGATAATGAGAATGTTATGCAGGGTGATGGTCATGTGTTCCCTACTACCTACAAAGACACCTGCCAATTCATTGTGGCACATCCGTCTTCTGCTGGTATCCTGACCCTCAAAGGTCTTGGCATGGAACATGCTCGCCGTCCTGAATATCAGGCTGACCAAATTATTGCTAAATATGCAAAAGGTTTTGGTGGTCTGCGTCCTGAAGCTGCCTTTATGGGTGTTGTAACTCAGGCTTAATTTAAACTACTAACACTAGGGGATGGCGTATGCTGTCCCCTATTTTTTCTAAAAATGAAAGGAGATACCAATGCAACTAACAGCATTAACTGAACTTGATGCAGTCAATAGTATCATTGGTACTATTGGTGAAGCTCCTATTAACAGTCTTGAAGAACTGACAGATGTGGATGCTATCAATGCCCTTCGTATCCTGCGGAATATCAGCAGACAAGAGCAGTCCCGAGGATGGACTTTTAACAAAACACCCCACTTCACCCTTAACCCGGATGTAGACACAAAGAAGATTCCATGGAACAGTAACTACTTGTATCTTAAGGATAACCATGGTGTTAAGCTTGTCAGACAGGGTGACTATGTAAAAGACCTGTTCAAAGACACCCTAATCTTTGAACACCCTCTTGATGTAGAGATGGTGCTTTATCTTGACTTTGAAAACTTGCCGGAGCAGATGAGAAACTACATCTTAGCTAAGGCATGTTTTGTCTTCCAAAGCTCCTACTTTGGTGATGATAGTCTGACCAAGATTACCCAGCAGGAGATTGCTGAAGCATGGCAGCATCTAATGGAATTTGAGGTAGACAATAACAGCTACTCAATGTTGGAACATACCTATGTTCATGAGCTGAGATTGAGGTGAGATTATGGGACTGATTAATCAAGACATCAAGAACCTTGTTAGTGGTGTGTCTCAGCAACCCCCTATCCTCAGACACCCTGAACAGCTAGAGGAACAGTTGAATGGTTATTCTAGTGAAGCAGGTGGCTTACAGAAGCGTCCTCCTACTATCTTTGAAGCTAATCTAGGTAAGAGGGGCAATGCAATCAATAAGCCTTTGATACACTTTATAGATAGAGATATTAATGAAAAATATATTGTCATTTTTACAGGTGCAGGTATTGATGTTTTTGACCTGCAAGGTAACAAGAAAACTGTGACGATGAAGGAGGATACCTCCTATATTTATACACAAAGTCCACGTAGTAATATTAAGGTTATTACTATTGCTGATTATACCTTTATTGCCAATACAGCACAGAAAGCTAAAATGTCAGATAAAGTGGATGATATATCATGGAACACCCAAGGACTACTTGTGAATATCAAGAGTGGTCAATATGGCAGAACCTATAAGATTGTAGTAAACAATGAGACTGTTGCAAGCTTTGAAACCCCTGATGGTAGTGATAAGTCACATACTAAGCAGATTGCTACAGACTATATTGTGGAACAATTAGCTACACAATGCGTTGACAAGGGTTACACTACTACAACAGGTTCTTCATGGTTATATCTTAAGAAAAGTGCTTTTGTTACTGAAACAGGCGAGATTGTACCTATACAACCTCCTACTACCCCTGCTCAACAGGAGGATATTTTTAAGGGACTTAATTATAATTACCTTTATATGTCAGGACATTTTTTTGATGTGTATACCCCCTCCACTGTAGAGCGTACTTTAGGTAAGATTATTGTAACTATTCCAAAGAGAAAGGTTCTGACGGATGCTGCGGATATAGAAGCCTATAATAAAATCAAAGCAGAAATTGATAGATGTGCTTCTGATAGATGGACTGTCACTACTGCTGATGCTGAACTGACAGTTTATCGTAGGGATGAACCTACATTAGATAAAACAGAAGCAGATGCCTACACTATTGAGTACGGTGAAAGCACTAATACACCCTCTTATAGTACAGCAAAGTCACTTATCACTTCTGCTGAGGTATTTGATGGTTATAATAATCAGGCTGCCTTTGGTATCCTTAAGTCTGTTCAGAAGTTTACTAATCTACCTGCTACTGCTCCTGATGGTTATCTTGTAAAGGTTGTAGGTGAAGAAGGCAGTAACACTGATGACTATTATGTTAAGTATAGTGCGGAAGAAAAGGTATGGAAAGAATGTGCTAAACCTAATATGAAAAACCACTTTGATGCTTCTACTCTCCCTCATGTGCTTGTGCGTGAAGCGAATGGCACTTTTACTTTCCGGAGAGCCGAATGGGAATCTAGGGATATTGGTGATGAGGATAGTAACCCTCTCCCCTCTTTTATAGGACAGACAATAAATGATGTCTTCTACCATAGAAACCGCTTAGGCTTCTTAAGTGGCGAGAATGTTATACTCACTAGGAGTGCCAACTTCTTTAACTTTTGGATGACTAGTGCAACCAAGGTGCAGGATACAGACCCTATCGACTTAGCGGTCTCTGATAATACCATTAGCACCCTCTATAATGCTGTCACGTTTGATACTGACCTTATCTTATTCAGTCAAGAAGCACAATTTATGCTCTCTGCTGATGGTATCTTAACGCCTACAAGTGCTAATCTGTCCCCGGCTGTTACCCACTACGGAGCTAGTCTTAAAGCTAAGCCTGTCAATGCAGGACGCAATGTTTACTTTGTAGCTGAAAGAGCTAAGTATACTACTGTGCGTGAGTTCTTCACCGCAGCAGACAACACAGATGCTAAGGATGTTCAAGACATAACATCTCACGTTCCTAACTACATCCCTAATGGTGTCTATAAAATCATACCTTCTACTGTTGAGAATGTCATGCTTTATCTTACTGAAGGTGATGAGACCGCAATGTATGTCTATAAGTATCTCTTTATCGACAGCCAGCGTGTACAGGCTGCGTGGTCTAAGTGGGATATGCAGGGTGTTGTCTATGGAGGGCAATTTATTGACAACTATCTTTATCTGATAGTTGAGCGTAATGGTTACTATTGTTTGGAGAAGGTTTCCTTTACCATTAATACCACTGACTTTGATAGTGAAGCCTATCGCATCTTGTTGGACTGTAAACACTCCTATCAGATTCCTGCTGATTGCTATGATTCCCTAAAGGATGAAACTACAGTAAATGTAAGTGACATCTTTGGAGATATATATGAGCAGGACAGACAATATAGTGCTGTTGCTTCTGATGGTACATATGCTAAGGCTAAAGATGGTAAGCTGGCATTTATAGGTGATTATTCTAACCAAGTATTGATAGTAGGTCTCAATTATAATTTTAAGATTGTTATGTCAACTATTATGATTAAGCAGTCTGATAATGGTAATACTCAGGCTCTCATTGAGGGCAGATTACAACTTCGTCAGATGTGGTTTAACTATGCTGATAGTGGCTACTTCAAAATAACTGTTGATATTAAAGACAAACAAGCCTATGTCTATGAATATACCTCTAGGCTCTTAGGTACTCGTTTTAATATCTTAGGTGCAATGCCTTTTACCACAGGTTCTTTTAAGTTCCCTATCCAAGCAAAAAACGAGAATGTAACCATTTGTTTGGAAACAGACACCCCACTTCCTGTATCTCTTGTAGGTGCAGGTTGGATTGGTAACTATCAAAGGAGGACAAGACTATTTTAAAAGTATCTAAATTAAACATTGTACAGCTCTGTGACTTTAGAGAAAACATGAGAGAGGAAGACAGACTAGAGTGGTATTATGCTTCAGGCTGTTCTTTTGGTCTCACACCTGTTTTAGAGTTGAAAGATGCTTTGTGTCTTTATGATGATGAGACACACAAGGTCTATGCCGTTGGTGGTATTGAAGCTGACTTAATATGGGTTGTCTGCACTACAGAAGTAGACAAGCACCCTATTAAGTTCTTACGTTTCTGTAAACCCTTTTTCAAGAAGTGGGTACAATGGCATGTCAGTAACTATGTATGGATGAAGAATATCAAACATATCAGATGGCTCACATGGTTAGGTGCTAAATTCTACAAATACAAAGAAATCAATGGAGAGCCATTTCAGAAATTTACTTTATATCCGGCAAAGGAGTGATGTCTTATGTGCAGTCCTATGGTGGCTGCTGGTATCAGTACAGGCTTGCAAGTAGCAGGTGACTACATGGGACAACGTGCGCAAGCTAAGGCAGCACAGGCTACCATGAACGCACAGGCTAAGGCAGCTATTACTGAAATGAATTGGAATATCATGGATTTAGAACAGCAGCGCACAGATGCCTTTGACCAAGCTGTTGTGGAGATTAGCAACACTAGGTTAAACTCTATGCAACTCAATAGTGGTGTAAAGGCTGCTGTGAATGAGACCATGAGCGGACGTACAGCTAACCTCATTGTACGTGCTGCCGAAGGCGATACCGCTCGTGCTGTGTCCTCTATCCAAGACAACTATAAACGTAAATCTAATGAGGTTGACCTGAATCGTGAGCGTCAGGTAAAATCAACTCACGAATATTTAGAGAACCTTAATGCTTCTGCTCCTAAGATGCCTAGTAGATTCACTAACTTATTGTCTTCTGCTGCAACAGGCTTGAATAATTATACACAAGCTAAGAATATTATGAATCAGCAGAAGATTACAGGTGGTATTGGAAAGACAGCCAAGACTGCTACTAAGACATGGGTAGGCAACGCTCCACGTAGCGTCTACGAGAAGCTAGGTATTGGCAATGGTATTTACAGGAGGTAAGAAGATTGAGTAAAGAAGTACAGGCAGCGGTAGGTACTCAACGGCAGTTTGCAAAACAACCGGAGATGCCCTATGCGCTGTCCTTAAATAAATTCAATACATCTGCTGGTATCTCACAACGTACAGATGTAGATGCACAACGCTTAGCATCATCTTTAGGTCTCCTTGGTAAGAATATCATGGAGGAGCGCATTGCGGATGAGAAGCGTACCCAAGACCAAGCAGTCTTGGTCAATGCAGACAAACTCCTCGCAGGTAAGACACAAGAAGACCTGAAGAAGTTTGACCGCATGGCAGCTTTGCAGAACTCTAGTGCTGATTTTGACTTGACAGATAACCGCTATGCTATGGCTGTTCTTGAAAAAGGCATTGGTAAAATGGCAAGCCAATATGCTAAAGAGCAATGGGCAAATGACCCTGCTTCTGAAAAGCCTAAGAGTGTCTCTGAAGCTGTCAGTCTTTTCAATAAGTACCTACAGGAGAACAGAGCTAACTTCAGTGATGATGGTATCTCCAATAAAGTAGCATTTGACCAAGGCTATTATGAGGGTGCTGTTCAAGACACAATAAAAATAGCTAATGAAGCTGACAAGAGAATCAATGATGATAAGCGTCAGAAGATGGTCATGTTAGGTTCTAGTGAGCTTCAAGACCTTGTGTATAGTGGAGCTAAGGGTGAAGACTTCCTTAATCGTGGTAATGAAGCGTTGCGTAAGGTGCAGTTAGGTACTAGAGATAGAGATGGTTTCATTAAAGCTGTTGCTCCTCTTGCTCAGATGATTGCTGACCAAGATTTTGATACGGCAAGATTGGATGCCTTAGGTGACTATCAGTACGAAGATGGTTTGTCTTTGAAACAGATGGTTAACCTCTATCCTTCCTATACCAAGATTGCAGATAATTTTAATCTGAGAGTTACTGATGATATTGTGTCTAAGTGTACACGCCCTGATGGTACTATTGACCTTTCAAAAGCTGAAGCATTGTTGTCTAAGTTACCTGCGGAAACTACAAATGCTGATGGTATTCCCGAAGCTAACCTGCCTATCTCGCAGGGAGACAACCCCGACTTAGCAGACCTGTCACCCACTATGAAAAGTGTGTTACCTATGGTTGGTGGTGCTATCTATCAGTTAGGTTTTAAGGATGCACAGATTACTAGTGGCTACCGCACGGCAGAGCATAATGCATCTGTGGGTGGTGTACCCAACTCAGAGCATACCCAAGGCAATGCTGTGGATATTTACTTAGGTGACAATGTGGACGAAGCACAGGCAAATAAAGCATTGTCTTATTTTAAGCAATACTTTGGTGAGGTCTTATTCCATGATGCTGGCACAGGCAGACATCTGCACCTTGCTGATTACCATGGTGGCATGAAAGCTGCTAATCCTAAAGAGCAGTCTGCTGCTGCCTATAACCCCCAACGTGTCAATAAGATACGCCAAGCTATCTACGCCAAACAGGCACAGGCTCAGCGTGTTAAGGCTCAACGTGATGCTGAGGAAAGAGACAGAATCAATATGGCTCTTTTGCAGACCAATGACCCCAACGAGCAACTACAGATTATTAATAGCTCTAACTTGCCAGCAGCAACTAAGGCTACTATGGCTCGTACTATTACACGCCAAGCACGTCAGGCTGCTAAAGGCTATGGTAATGATGCAGAAGCTAAACATTTTTGGTCATATGAAAATGGCTATCAATATATTAAAGACACACAGACATATGCTGAATGGTACAAAGCTTATCAAGACCCTGATGTTGATGGTGATTCTGATGAGTATAAGGCTTTACAAAAGAGAGCTAATAGAGCCACAGCAAGACTTAATGCCTTGCTAGAGTTCAAAAAGAAACGTGGGTATATTCCTAGTGAGCAGGAGACAACACAGTCTACTGCACCTCCTGATGATACCCCTGTGTTCTCTCAAAAAGACAAGGATATAGCTGAGATGAAGATATGGGCGAACAGTAACCCTAAAAATTCTGCTGGTGTACCTTTAGATGAAGACCAAATTCGTGATGCTATTGATAAGTTTGCTATACGTAATGGTCTTGATGTGAATGATATTGAGGAGGAGGTCTTTGGTTCATAATGAGTATTATTAATGATTTAAATAAACTTGGTGATGAATCATATGGTGATTTACAAGCCAAAGGGCAAGAACAGCTCCAAAAGGTACAGCACCAAGGCTATAATCCTTTTGATGATTTTGGTGAAGCGGTTACCGAATGGATTGCAGACATAAATAAATCGGGTCAGAAGCTTGCTGTGGCTGCTGGTGAAGCCTATAAAACAGGTAATTTTGATGCTATTGATGATATGTCTTTACCTGACGTTGATGCACCTTCCCCCTCTCCTGCCCAAGAAAAGGTTGCACAAGCTTTGCAGGATGCTGTGGATGATGCTCGCTATGTGGCTACCAAAGACCCCCTTACTCTCATAGGTGATGTAGCTGGTGCTGCTAGTCCTTGGATTCCTTTGGCTGTTCAAGTCCCTATCATGGTACATGAGATGCAGAAGGCACAAGAGATTGAAAATGCCCCTGAGATGTCTGACCAAGCCAAAGCATCCCTACTTCCTATGTTGGCAGGTACTGTGGCAGCTTCTGTGACACATGGCGTGGGTGGTCTTTTATCTAAGGCTGCCCCTAAAGTCTCTAAGGTTATGACTACCCCTTTTGTGGGTAGTGGTATCGCAGCAGGTACAGTTCTTGCTATGGATGAAAATGTACGTAAGTATGCAGAAGAACACCCTGCTCGTTTTGCTGTCAGTCAGTTTCTGACAGATACTGCTATTGGTGCTAAAAAGCTTGCCAAAGCAGATTGGTCTGCTAAGACAACCCCTATCACGGATGCAGAGATTATGTCTGAAAAGACAAACCCTGCTACTGAGGTTATGGCTGATAAGACTAAGGTTGAGGAGACAAACAAAAAGTTAGGTTCTCCTACTAAAGAGAAGAATAAAAGGAAACGTAAGCATCGTAAACAACATCGTGAGAATGTATGGGATGTTGATAATGACTATGAGGAGATGGTTACACCTGCTCAGGTTACAAAGCGTGAACCCAAGACAACTGCTGAAAAAGCTTATCCGGAACAAATGCCTGAACAGCAGATGCAACAGGATGCTATTGCTAATCGGTTAGCTGAAGACCGCATCGAAGCTAGTCAGACACCTGAAATCATGCAGGGTGCTCATGGTGATAAGCTTGAATATAGTAAAGATAATCTTTATCCTCATCCTGTAAGCGCAGAGGATATATGGGAAACAGCCAAAGCTATGTTCCCTATTCGCCCCGGTAGGTTAGATTTAGCTGATAGTGATAGAACCTTAGGCTACTTTATGCCCCATGGTAAAGGTATTCGTATCCGTGGTTTCCGTGCATGGTCTGTAATCTGCCATGAAATCGGACATGGTTTGTCTGATAAATTTGGTTGGGGTAAAGACACAGCAGTTCAAAAGGAACTCTATGATGGTGCGACTTCTATATGGCAGAGAGGAGAGTATGGTAATAAATACGCCCCGGAAAACTATGCTACCTATGTAGAAGAAGGACGTGCTGCCTTTATGAATGAGTATTGTGTTAACCCTGAGATGGCTAAGAAGCACTTCCCTCTTGCCTATGCTGAGTTTGAAAAGGCTATTGCAAGTGATAGATTCTATCAGGCACAGATGAATCTTTTAGGGCAACAGGTGCGTCGATGGGGTTCGCAGTCTGACTTCAGCAAAGCTGCTGGTATGTTTCATTGGGCAGACAAAGAGCTTGGCAAAAGAATTGATAAACTCATTGGTACTTGGACTGCTACTAAAAAGCATTTTGCTTGGGAGTATGCTGACCTTGACGAAAGCATAAGAGCTTATGAGGATAACCAAGGTGTAAAGATAGCTATGGAGAATGACCCTGCTGTCTTAGCACAGTATGCAAAGCAAGCAGGTAATGATACTGTTGGTTGTCTTCTGAATGGTAATAATCTAGGCACTAGAGCTGCTGTTAAAATGATGCAGACAAAATTCAATATTGCACTTAATAATGTTGTAGCTACTGACATCTTGAAACCTTTGGATGCACAAGGTAAGCGTGGTGCTGAGCTTCAAAAGTGGCTTGCAGAGACAGAATATAAGGATATGTATGAAGCCTTTAATACTTACCAAACAGCTAAGCATGAATTAGAAGTTATGTCAACAGGACGTAAGACAACACATACTCTTGAAGAATGTAATAAAATCATTGCTAAAGCAGAAGAACTGCCTGAAATGAAAGTTGCTTCTAACCTTTGGAAACAATGGAACGAGAATGTGTTGCGTATTGCTGTTGCTGGTCAGATTATCCCTGCAAAGGTTGCTAATACCTTTTTGAAAAAGTATCCTGAATATATCCCTATGTCTCGTTCATTTGAGATTGAGGGTACAAGTGACTTCTTTGCATCCCACAAAGCTATGACTGTTGAGGGGTCTGAACGTATCATCAAAGACCCTATGGTACAGGCTATGAAGAATATGCAGAGTATTGTCTTCAAAGTGGAACGCAATCGTGTTGGTCTTGCCCTTGCTGATTTAGCTAAGGGTGAAAATGGACATTTTCTTATGATGCCTGTAAAAGATGGTAAATACAAGCACGCTTCACAAATTATTACTGTCTATGAAGATGGGCATCCTAAATACTACCAATGTATGATGAAAGGTCTCTATGAAGCTATGACTTCCGAAGATGGCAATATGAGTGCTTCTAAACTTGACATTATTGAGAAAATCTCTCATGGCGCAGCAACAGCTTTACGTATTGGCTCTACTAGCACACCTATGTTTGCTACTGCTAACCTCTGCAAAGATATTCTTGAAGCAACTATTATGAACGCTGATGGGCGTAGTGCTTCTCACATTCCCCTTGTTGCTCCTATGAAAATCTTTTGGCAGGGATTGCAGATGCTCAATAGTGACAATACTTTTGGTAAACTTATCATCCGCAACAACAGAGAACGTGCTCTGCTTAGACAATACAAAAGAGAATTTAGGTCTAATGGTGTCACTATGTCCACACGCTTAGGCTCTATTGCTGAAATCAATAAAGACTTTAGGAAAATTGTAGACCCTAACATTAGTGATTCTGTCCTTGATAAAATCTTATATCCTATCAAAGTATTATGGAATTGGAATATAGCATATGGTGAAGCTATGGAACAGTTACCACGTATGGCTCTTTATCGACGTGCTAAAGGACGTGGTGCTTCTATGATTGAAGCTGCTATGGTTGCTTCTGACAGTACCCTTAATTTTGCGAAGAGTGGTACTACTGTTAAAACTCTTAACAGGCATACGCCTTTTTTTAATGCTGCTTTTCAAGGTACTTTAAAGACAGCTAGAGAGCTTTCTAAAAACCCTCTCAGTGTTGGTCTTGCTATGGCAGAGCATGTACTATTCCCTACCCTGTTACTGTGGTATTGGAACAAAGATGAAGATTGGTATAAGGACATGCCAATGGAGATGAAGAATAAAGCGTGGTACATCAAGATAGGAGATACTATCTATGATTATCCTAAACCCCCCTTTATCGGACAATTATCCGGTTCTATACCTGAGCGATTATTAGATGTTATGTCTGAGGGTGAAGATAAGCAGGTCATTGCTGATGCTGTCTATAAGCTTATCAAAGACCTTGCTCCTTCCGGTGCTCCTCCTATCATAGAGAAATTCTATGAATGGCAGACAAACCACTCTATGTATCGTAATCGTCCTCTTGTTGACCAGCGTCTTGAAAAGCTCAGTCCTAAGAATCAATATAATCAGTACACCTCTATGGTAGCACGTGGTATTGGACAGGCAACTAATCTGTCACCTATTAAGATAGACAATACAATCTATGGTCTCACAGGCTCTATGGGTTATACTTTTATGAATGTTGTGGATATGGTGGCTAGGGATAATATTACCCCCAGTAAGAAATGGACTGAGTATACTCGCTTTACTTATACTGAGGGTACAGGTACTTCTCGTAGCAAGGATGTATTCTTTGGTGGTCTTGATAAGTTGGAGACACAATATGCAGATGCCTCTTTTGAGGGTAGGAAGCCTAAGGTGGACAAAGAACTTAAAGGTATGCGTAAAGCTAGGGCAGATGCTATGAAAGTTTCTAAGGCTATCAGGGAGCTGTATGCAGACAAAACTATGGATGCAGACACTAAGCGTGCTAAACTTGATGAGCTGAATAAGAAACAAAATAGTATTTTCAGAACTGCCAATAAGAAATACTTAAATTACAAATATATACAAGTCCCAAAATAATGTGGTATAATACTTATTAGGAGTGATGCTTATGCAAAGATTTAAGATAAAAAATGTGGAGAAGTATTTAACTATCATTGTTTGGACGATGCTAATCTCAGCTGTATTTTGCATAATATTTGACATAGATGGTTCAAAAGCTTTTGTAGATATTGTGACAGGAGGTTTTGTCTATCTTTTCTTTGGTAGTTTTGCATTTTGCATAGTAGTTATGATAGTCTCTTTTCTTTTTAATGCTATTTGTGAGATACGTAAAAAGAAAGACAATAAACTTATTGCTACTATATCTCTTATCCTTTTTCTTATATTCTTTGCTATTACATTTATTTTTGATAGTGGCATAGATATTCCCTATGCTCGCTTCTATGCTAGATAACATTTTCCCCGAGGTGATTCCAATGTACAGTTACTAACTCCATACCTATCCATTGTTGCTTTGCACGGACAATGAAAGGAGTTCTGTCCCATGGAATTAAGTGCTGATATTCAACGTGAAATACAGCAACAGTTTAAAAATAGCTATGCCCAACTTTTAGCGGACATAACTCGCATTTATGAGCAAGGTGCTATGCGTGATGCTCTCACCGGACTGTACAATAAGCAAGCCTTTGAGCGTGACAGTACCACTAATCACTTTGGTTTCGTTGGTATCCTTTTCGCAGACATCAATGGTCTGAAATATACCAATGACCACTTTGGACACAGTGCCGGAGATAAGCTGATAAAGGACTTTGC